GGTCCCGGCGGTTGACTTCGCCCTGCATCTGGTGCACCGTGTGCCCCGGCGTGTTGGCCACCGCCGCCACCTCGGCAGGGGCGAATGGCAGATCGGTCGCAGGGGCGATTAGCAGGATGCGCACGCGTCAGGACGCTTTGAACCACTGCCATGTCGGATCTGCCGTGTAGTCTAGATAGATACCGGCACCGGGCTCAAGCGTGAAAAATCCGGACGAAAACGGTACAGCACTCCCAATGGTCACCCCGTTGACAGTAACCGTCCCGACCGTGCCACCGTACACATACACAGTAGCCGGAAATGGGTAGTCATTCACGTACTGCGTTCCGGTCGGTACTGGCGAGGGTAGCACCCTCGGCACGGTCAGCGCGCCGTTATGGGGGAATCTCACATTTGCAGTCTTGTGCAGATGAAACGGCGTCGAGTTGGCCGTCTCATAGGGCAGGGCAGTGATGGGCACATTCAGCCCGGAGACGACGCCAATCGTCGTAATATGCCAGTTCCCGTTCCTCATCAGAATGGCTATTGTGCTGGTATTGTCCACCAGTCCGGTTGTAGCGCTTACCGCTACGGTCGTGGCCCCCGCTGCATAGGCAGATGTCAGGAACCCGTTGGCGTTGTTGCGATCTCGCAGCCCGAGCCTGGCCCCAGGCGCCCCATCGTTTAGCTCGCACCGCACATCTCCCGCCAGTCGTAGGCTGCCAAGTGTCGCCGATGCCGTGTCTATGCCATAGGCCGTATTGTGCGTAAAGATGGAATTGGCCACGCTAATCCGTCGGGTTGACCCCTGCAGCGTCATTCCGCTGCGAGCATTCGCGCCGGCTCCTCCGTTGGCTATACCGGCACAGCCGGTATAGCTGATGTCCCAGCCGCTTTGATTGCGGAACCCGATCAGGTAGTTACCCTTCGTCTTAACGGCCACCCCCCCCGATGTGTACGTCCCGTACGATGTTGTATCTACCCCAATCGTAAAGTTGTCATCGTCGATCCTGGTGATATGGAACACATCATCCAAAATCTGGTACATCCCCTGCACCTCGGTCGAGGCCACCTGCGATGAGAAGTTTCCCCCGATGTAGATCCGGTCATCGGTCACAAAGCCGTGCCCCGTAGCCGTCACGGTGCCAGGGCTGCTCTTGGAGACGCCGGTGATTGTCACAGCGCCACCCAGCCCGGTGAGTGGTACGGGGATGCCGCCCGCTCGACAACCCATGTAGCTGACACCGCGAGAATACTCCAGGTTGAACCCATAAAAAGCATTCTCTTCACTGATGCAGTTGATGTACTGCACACCGGAGCTGAAGTTATTCGTAAACCCCATGGCCCTGCCGGATCGCAACGCCTTGCAGTTGCTATATTGCACATTGTTGCCACTGGATGATGAGAACAGAGATGACGTGTCGGTGTCCGGCCCAGCGCCCCGCCCCGTGCAGTTGCTGTATGTGATATTACTGGCCGGCGCCACATGGAAGGCGAATCCCTCGGTAGATGGGTCGCCTCCCTCGCCTGTGCCGAAAACATTCTTGACCGTCACGTTTTCATGATGGACGTGCGTGCAGTTCTTGAGCAGTATGCCCTCGTCCCTCAGCTTGGCCCCGCCCCCTTGGTTGGCATAGTTCCCGTCAATCGTCATGTCGCTGATCATCATGTTCGTGTCGGTGTCGCCCGAAGCCATGTTGTAATGGGACACGATCCATGTAATGGTGCCTGCGTTTTGATTATCGGCCAGCTTGAGGATCGTGGCCCCCTCCCCAGCTCCCCGAAACCAAATGTTTGACCTCCAGACCAGGGCGGAGAACCGCCCTGCTTGCGTCGGGTGCGCCGGTGACGTGACTAGAACGGTTCCCGGCGGGAGCTGCACAATACCCCCGCCGGCCGCCACGGCTGCGACGACGGTAGCCTCGATGGCGGCCTGGCTGTCATTCGCGCCACTGGCATCAACGCCGTAATCTTCCGTGTTAAAAATGCCTATCGTGGTTGAGTCAAAGACGGGAGATGATAGAGGCATTAGACGCCCTCCGTCGCTATTGAACGCTTGGTGCCGGACCCGCCATGTATGGCGAATACCGTGCCCGCAAACAGGTTTCCATACTGCGCCGACATCTCGTATGCCCCTCCGTTTGGCCCAACACGCACGCCGTTGTTGAGTACGGCAGCGGCGCCCAGGCCCAGATACATGGTCGTGTCGCTGTCGTTCGTGATGAGTGCGTATAGCCTGCTCGCATTGGCGTCCAGGGCCGTGGTCGATGCCGTCCCTACACCCGCTGTACCGTGCGTGAACGTGGTGATTGTGGCGCCTCTGACAGTGACAGACTCCCCGTCCAGGGTGACCACCAGATCGCCGTAGCTTTCGCCGTTTACCGTGGTGACATTCACGGCGTGCAATAGCGCCGCCGAGTTGCTCGCCGCATTGTCGTAAACGAGAAACAGCAGCTTCTCGCCGCCGCTCTCCTGTGGTGCTGCTGGTATAGCCATGGGCGCCCCTACACTTTGGTAGTAATGAGGTTCCCGCCTGTGTCAACGGTTACCTCCCATTCGTCTGTGCCGTCATGCAGCACTAGCTTGGTCCAGCCGTTAGCCGTGTTGCCGAGCTGGTAGAAGTTCGTGGTCGCAGGTATTACATCCTTAGTCACTGCCGAGCCGCTGAACTGCGCTTCCGCCCCCCGGATAAACACGGCGCCGGCAGTAGCGTCGGCTACTCGCGGTTGCAGGATGAACGTGTCAGGGTCCACAATCAGCCGAGCCGTGCCGCCGATGCCATGCCCCTCAATATACACGTTGCCCGGCTGGCCGTTGTCATTGTCCGCCACCAACTGCACCCGATTGATCGACGTGTTGTCTGAGGTTTGCAGATAGCCTACGGTATTCGCCCCGTCCGCCCACCAGACTGCCCGCGGCTTTTGCAGCGTTGCCCCTGAACCGGTCAGGAATTTCAGGCCGTCATCGGTCAGTGCTGCTGACCCGCCCGTACTCTGCACCGTACCACCTGTAAAGGTACTGGCGGTGATGGCCACCGCCGATATAGTGCCGGCGATGATGGTTCCGGGCACGGTGACCACGCCCGTCGCCGAGTTGATCAGGATCGGATTGCCGGCCGGATCTCCCAGGGTCAGCCCCCCGGCAGTGCCCAGCGCAAAGGTCTGCGTGCCGCCCGAATTCCAGCCGTACACACCCGAACTATCCATCTGCACGCCGCCGGTACTGGACGGGTCCGCCGCCGTGCGAATGACCCCGGCTGTGTAAATCTCGTAGACAGTTTCCTTGATTGTGCCGCTGCTGAATGTGGGCGGTGCGCCATCGGACGGGAGATTGAACGTCTCACCGATAGACCCGAAGCCCACCAGGCCCGCCGCTGTGATGATAACGCCGGGGTTGCCGGAGTTGATAGGCGGTGTGCTGGTGGCAATGGTGCCGCCGATCAGCGTTTGGCCCAGCACAGTGCCGCCATGTATAGTGCTGGCTGCTATCTCTCCGCTGAAGTAGCCGTTATTGGTCCAGATGCCCCAGCCGCTTGGCACCACAGTACCGATGTTGGCCCGCCCCGTCACCAGGCCCACCTGCGCCCGCACAGTGCCGCCCTCTAGCATCAGCAGGTTACCGGTCGCCGTGCCGCTGGAATCGTCCAGCCCGATGACCACACCCGACGCGCTGCCGAACGTGTCCCACTTGAAGGCGCTGCCCGGTGTGGTCGTGAAAGCCAGCCGCCCACTGGACACGTCGCCCAGGTTGCTCCTGTTCGTCGTAGCGCCAATAGATGCCATGGTGGCCACGTTGCTGCCCCCGCCGCCGGATAGGCTGCGCCCATGGGATAGCGCCTGTAGGGCACTGACCAGGTTGGGCCGCCATGCGCCCACGGATACAGATGCCACCATGACGTTCTCGCCACCGGTACCCCCGGCGGGTATGGGGTGGATGCGCACAGCCTGCACAATGTAGGTGCGCAATACCGCATCGGCAGCGCCTACACCCCGTACCAGAATCTCGTGAGTTGTGTCACTGGCTACATTGATGTCTGCCGTGGGTGCAATGATGGTTAACAGCATCCCAGGCACCAGGCCCATGGTCGTGACATCAAACTCAACCGTCTCCTTACCGTTGGCGTGCAGGGCTAGGTACTCAGCCCCGAACTCGTCCGCCTCGGCGTCGTAGGCCCACGTAGTGTTATCCACAAACGATCGGGAGAACGTCCGGCCGTACTTGGTCACACTAGCGCTGTCGGTGTAGGTCAGCTCGTAGGGCACAAAATAATGATACTGCACCCGCACGTCTGTGCTGTTGTCCGGTGCCACCGCCATGCGAAAGGTCCACGTCTCCATATTGGCGACTACGATGTATTGGCCGCCCTCGGTCGTCAGGCGGTCGTGTGGGTCCAGCCCGATAGAGGAGGTGGCATTGGCCCCGCCCGCCCTGGTCCACTCGATATAGTCGATACTGATGGGCTCTTTCGAGAGTGGGCCAAAGTCCACTTTGGCACCTGTGCCGCTGAAAACATCCTCCTGTGTCTCACTGTTGACCCGCATCCTCACGACCTTGACCTCGTTCACCACCGTGCTTTCGTCCAGCACTCGGCGCATGGTGCCGTGAAGGGGTCGCACACCGGCGGGGTCAATCGTGTTGATGTCGAAGGGCGCAGCGGGCGCATTGGATGCGTCGTGCCACCAGAAGACCTTTCCCTGGTCAATCCACCACTCCGCATGGGCGTACTCGGCCAGCTTGTCGAACGCCTCCCGCAGCGTGACACGCTGGAAACGCATCTTCTGAATTTCGCCCGTCAGCGCATCTACCTGCGTGGCATAATCGATTGACTCCCCACTGAGGTAGGTGTCAAACAGATCCGCTATGATCGCGGTGTCCGCGAGGGCGAGGTAACCACGCTCGACAATGGTCGTATCAAACAGCACCACCCAGCTTTGGCACTCTACCTCCCAATGGCGGCGCTCATATCGAGATGTCGTGCCAACCGGGTACGATTCTTTGCGCACAATGTAGCCACCGAACACGCCCACCCCATCGACGTCGATGGTCACCTCGTCCCAGCCCACGGGCTCCCAGTTGCCTTCGGTCGTGTCCCGCACGGTGAACGTGCAGATGTCGGCGGTGTTGCCTCGGGTGCGCTGAATGTAGACGGACTCGGCCAGCACCTGGGCGGTGCGGTCTACGCTGTCTATGGTGACGATGATGGGGTATGTCGCTGTCATGTGACGCGCATCCCGGCCAACTCAGCCTCTCGCCACAACAGGCGCGCCAGCTCCTGAATCTTTGCCCGGTCGGTGGGGATGGCATCGGCAGATACGTTGATAGTAATGCCCCCCATATTGGTGCCAAACGACGATGGCGAGAAGGATTGGCCCTGCGCTCCGTTTGACTGAGACGGGTTGTCGGGGCGAATTCCCAGCCAATACAGCGGGTCCATCCACTTAGCTATGTCCTCAATCAGTGTGCCCTGGAACCCCTCCACAATCTGCCGGAAACGGTCCATTGCATCACCAATACCAGCCAAGTCACCAGATCGTATCTTCCCGCCGAGCCCCGCCAGGATAACCAGCGTCTGGATAAGGGCATCCATGGCCGTTAGGATACCCGACACTGTTGTTGTGACTATCTCATACATGGTCACAAAACTGAATGACCAGTCGCCCAGCCACTGGGCGCGCCCTGGCCCCGAGAACAAGCCGATTAGTTCGCCCCACGATGCCACAATACTGCCCAGGCTAACCCCCATATCCGTGGCGAATTTCTGCGTAATAGTCGTCACTTCAGGCAGCGCGCCCTTGACACTCGCCAAAAGCCCCTCGGCAAATTTGAACGTACTGTCAATCTTGACTTTGAGTGATGGTGCGTTTTGCTCTAGCCAAGTATTGATTGACGCGCCTACCGTGAGCAACGGGGGCTTTACATCTCTTTCCCAAATGCCACTAGCCCAAGTAGCGAACCCGTCCCACTTCTCGCCAAGCCACTTCGCCATATCAGCGCGCCGTTTTGGGTCCGTGATAAACGTGCGCACGCTATCCCAAACCGTGGCCAACTTGCCGCGCAGCGTCATGCCTGTCACAAAGGCCCAGGATACAAACGCGTCTTTCCACACCGACAGCGTGTCTAGCATGGGCGAATTCTGCACCCATGCCACGATGTTATTCCACAACTCGCCTAGCTTACCCAGCAGTCCACCCCCGCCGCCGATGCCAGTCCACACACTGCCGGCCCAGCCTACCAATGCCGTGGCCAGCTTGCCGGCGGCGCGCACCATCAGAGGCACGCCGTCTGACACAATCCACTTGATGGCAGACTGCACAGCGCCTAGGGCCGCATCCTTGAACCCACCGAACGCAGCCCTTAGACCGTCGTAGAAGTTCCACAGGGCGCCAACAACGTCCTCAGAGAGCCAGTTATCTAGTAGCTCCATCATTGCGCCAAAGGCGCTGCCCGTGGACCGCCAGCCCCGCACAAGCTCATCCCAGATGCCCCGTCCGCCCAGAGCAAAGATAGAGCCCGGCCCGCTGAAGATGCCCGCGAAGCTGCGCCCGAAGTCCGTCACGCTGGAAACAATGCCGTTCCAGTCCAGGTCAATCAGCCGATTCACCTGGTCGGTGAATAGCCGCACGGCTGTGCGTGCAAGCGGGGTGAATGCCCGGCCCGCCTTGATGCGCACCGTCTCAATGCTTCCGCTCAACTGCTCCATATCGCCGGCGAGATTATCTAGCCGGGTCAGCGCCTGGGCCTGGGCATCCACCTGAGACATACTGTCGGCCAGCTCCATGAACTTGTCGCGGCCCACGCCGGCCAAAGCCGCAGCCGCGCGCATAGAATCAGTCCCAAAGATGGTGCTCAGCGCCTGTGTCTTTTGCTCGTCGCTCAGCCCGCCCAGCGCATCCTGGAGGATGCCTGCGATGTTCGCCATGCTCTTCATTTTGCCAGCAGAGTCGAAGAACGCGTTGGCGCCGTCCTCCGTCATCAGCCCCAGTCGCTTCATGGCATCGCTGGCTGGATTGCTGGCGGGTACCAGCCTCTGCAAGAAAGTCTTGAACGATGTACCCGCATCGCTGCCGCTGGCGAACAACGGGGATATGGCAGCGATGGTAGTGTTGAAGTCCGCAAAGCTCACGCCCACAGACGCAGCCACACCACCGCCCTGGGCCAGAGCTAGCGCGTAATCGTTTATGTCAAACTTGCTGTTGACCGTCACTGCCGAGATGCCGTTGATGGCCGTGGCCATCTGGTCGGCGCGTATGTTAAAGCTCGCCATGGCATCCGTCGCCACGTCTGCCGCTGTGCGTAGGTCTGCGCCCGTTGCCGCTGCCAGGGCCACGGTAGCATCAGCGGCCCCGCCAAGGATCTGCGATGCGCTGAGTCCATTCTTTGCCAGCATTTCAATGGCGCCAGCGGCCTCAGCCGCGCTGAATGCCGTCTCTTTGCCTAGTCGCAGGGCAGTGTCGGTTAGCTGCCCCATGGTTTCGTCTGTGGCCCCCAAGACCGCCTTGGCGCCACTCATTACCTGGTCAAACTCCTTAGCGGCCGCCAGGGAGGAACCGATAGCCGCACCCAGCGCCGTCACGCCGGCCACGGCCACGCCGGCCGCGACCTTGCCCACCAGCTTCATGCTGCTCGAAACGCCACCCAGTTTGCGATCTGCGCCTCTCATTGCACGGTCGAAACTGGAGGTGTCAGCGCCGATGCGGGCGAATAGACTGGCGATCTGCGTGGCTTGTCCGAACATTAGCGTTTCTTTCCCTGCTGCTGCTGAATCAGACGCGCCTTAGCGTCTCTATAGCGATTCCATAGCACATACTCTAGGTGGGGCATCGCCAGGATACTGGGGTATGGCCGAGAAACTGGTATGTGCATCTCTTCAGCCATGCGAAACAGGTGGTAATTCTCAGTTGGCACCAGATGGGCACCGCCCCCCGTGGGCCGCTCTAGGAACCACCACCACGCCCGTTTTTTGTGTCGTCGTCCATACCAGACAGCCGCACAATCTCGTCAGATATCGCGATGGTCACGGATGCGCTGCCATCTGCCAGAGCCTGCACATGCGCCTCGCTCAGCTTGGGCTGCACTAGCGCCAGGAGGATGGACTGAATCTGCATACTTTGAATGTCCTCCTTACCAGGCGTCATGTACTTCGTGCGCAGGCCGTGCACCTCCGCCAGCGTCAAGCCGCGGAGCTGCACCATGCCCATGCCGGGGCAGTCGAAGTCGTGCCCTGCGCTAACCAGGTTCGCCAGGAAATCCTGGGTACTCAGGTACTTGGTCATGTTTCCCCTTACGTGTAGGTGATAGCGCCGCTGGACTCGAAGTCAAAGGATTCCGTGCCCACCCCGTCCACGCTTGTCGCCGCCCCGATGCCGGTGACGTAGAACGTCGCCACGGTGTAGTAATTCGCCGCTGTCCCGAAGTAGAGCCGGGCGCTGCCCGAGGTACGGTTGATGAGCGCATTGCGCACGGTCGTGTGCATGGCCGGTTCGGTCTGGTCATGGAACAGTTGGAAACTACCGGACCCGTCAGCCAAGCCGGGCACCTTGGTACGCCAGTCCGCACCCATCACGCTGACTTCGTTCGTCGCCGCTGCCAGGTTGAGACTCCACTCGCTTACCTGTGCGACCGCCGTTCCGTTGACTACCACGCTGCCGGCGGTGCCGCTGATTGCTGCCATTTTAAGCCTCCTGAATATCGATGCGGTATAGACCGCCAACGTGCCAATAGCCATCGGGGTCACGATACTGCACCCCGCTGGTCCTGCGACAGTACATCAGGCTGTAGCCCGGTACTGCGGTGCCGAGGTCCTGTACTGCGTTGTGTATGTGGGTGTAGATGTCAATGGCCTCAGTCGGCCAGTTGCGATTACTCACCACCTTTACTACGTAATCCGTTGATACCATCGCGCTGCCGCTCATCACATAGCCATCTATACCCGGATTCTGCGGGTTAAACGTGCAATAAGGCGGTGTCCCCTGCTGCGGAGCCAGGGTGTGGTATGTGTTGACAGTGCCCTGATCAGCCAGCCGGCTATACAACGCCGACCCTATCGCCGCGTGATAATTACTCGCCATCAGTAGCCACCCGCCGGAACTCGTCCGGTACAATCGCTTCGGCTTGCCGCACGGCAGGGAGCAGGTAGGGCTGTGCCGCCATGCGCCGAGTGCCAAACTCCTGATAGATGCCGT